GGTAAAGGTGCGGATTTGCTCATTATTGACGACCCGCACTCGGAACAAGAGGCAGCATTAGCTGAAATAAACCCAGACATTTACGATAAGACCTACGAGTGGTATACATCTGGTCCTCGGCAGCGTCTACAACCGGGTGGGGCTATCGTTGTTGTGATGACACGGTGGTCATTACGTGATTTAACCGCTAGAGTATTGAAATCTTCGGCCCAAAGAGGTGGGGAAGAGTGGGAAGTTATTGAATTCCCAGCGATTATGCCGTCAGGCACGCCCTTATGGCCTGAGTTTTGGCCGCCAATGGAGCTCCAAGCACTAAAAGAAGAACTACCCAACTCTAAATGGATGGCGCAGTACCAACAACAGCCTACATCAGAGTCTTCGGCTATAGTCAAGCGCGAGTGGTGGCGGGAATGGGAGCAAGATGAGCCTCCCCCCGTTACTTTTATCGTCCAAGCGTGGGATACGGCGTTTGAGAAGACAAATAGGTCGGATTACTCTGCCTGTACGACATGGGGGGTGTTTTACCACACAGATGAAGACGGGGTAGAGAGGGCTAACTTGATACTTTTGAACGCTTTTAGGGACAGAATGGAGTTTCCTACACTTAAGCGAGCAACTGTAGAGCAATATGACGAGTGGCAACCAGATTCTTTGATTATTGAGAAAAAAGCCTCGGGTTCTCCCTTAATTTACGAAATGCGGGCGATGGGCATACCCGCGCAGGAGTTTACCCCCACAAAGGGTAACGATAAGATTACAAGATTGAACGCGGTATCGGATATGTTTGCGTCTGGCATAGTATGGGCACCAAACAAGTCTTGGGCAGAAGAAGTTATTGACGAAGTTGCTAGTTTTCCAGCAGGAGAACACGATGACTACGTTGACTCAGTGTCTCTTGCGCTAGCGCGGTTCAGAAAAGGTGGGTTCATTCGATTGCCTTCGGACGAAAGGGAAGATGACCCTTTGTTTAGAAGGCGCAACGGCGGGTTTTACTAATGGCTATTGAAAAAAGTTTATACAACTTGCCGGAAGGCATCGAAGACATGGGCGAGATGGAGGCAATGATGGAAATAGACCTCATGTCCGAAGATGGGGTGGAAGAAGTACTCGAAGACGGCAGTGTAGAGATTACTTTCGGGACAGAAACGGAAGAAATTGAGGATGCTCCGTTCGATACAAACCTAGTTGACTACCTAGAAGACGGGCAACTACAGCAAATAGCAAGCGATCTGAGTGATTTTGTAGAAAATGACATGGCCGCCCGACGTGACTGGGCTGATAGCTACGTTGCCGGGCTTGATGTGCTAGGTATGAAGTACGAAGAGCGCACTGAGCCTTGGGAAAACGCCTGTGGTGTGTACTCTAACATCCTAGCGGAAGCAGCTATACGGTTCCAAGCGGAGGCTATGAGCGAGACTTTCCCTGCTGCTGGCCCCGTTAAGACTAAAATCCTTGGAGAAGCTACCCAAGACAAAGAAGACGCTGCCTTACGTGTTAAGACAGACATGAATTACGAATTGACTGAAGTTATGGTAGAATACCGCCCCGAGCATGAAAGGCTGCTATATAGCCTAGGATTGGCCGGTTCTGCCTTCAAAAAGGTCTATTATGACCCCAATTTAGCTCGTCAAGTAGCCTTATACATACCCGCAGAAGACGTAATTGTACCCTACGGTGCCTCTAATATTGAGTCCGCAGAGCGCGTTACGCACGTCATGCGCAAGACAAAAAACGAGATGGTTAAGCTACAGGCGGCTGGGTTCTATCGGGACGTGGAACTTGGCGACCCTATGTCGTTTTTCTCCGACGTTGAGGAGGCTAAGGCTGAGCAGTCAGGGGTATCTCTTACTTCTGACGACCGTTACACCGTGCTTGAAATACACGTTGACTTTAATATTCCCGGTGTGGATGGAGCGGACACCGATTCGACGCTGCAAGTCGCAAAGCCTTATGTGGTAACACTTGAGAAGGGTACGGGCGAGGTACTAGCTATCCGTCGTAATTGGAACCCTGAAGACCCGCTGATGCTAAAGCGTCAACATTTTGTACATTATGCTTACGTTCCCGGATTTGGATTTTATGGACTTGGACTCATTCACATTATTGGCGGCTACGCTCGCGCTGGCACTAGTATCATCCGTCAGCTCGTGGACGCTGGAACCCTATCCAATCTACCCGGGGGCCTTAAGTCTCGCGGACTACGGGTTAAGGGCGACGACACACCCATTGGTCCCGGTGAATTTCGTGATGTAGATATACCGTCGGGGTCGATCCGCGACAACATTATGCCTCTCCCCTATAAGGAGCCTAGCCAGACCCTCTTTGCCTTACTTAAGCAGATTACGGAGGAAGGGCGACGTCTAGGGGCAATCTCCGATATGAACATCTCTGACATGAGTGCTAATGCTCCTGTCGGAACTACACTTGCCCTACTAGAGCGTACGCTCAAACCAATGGCTGCGGTGCAATCCCGGGTCCATTTCTCAATGAAACAGGAGTTTAAGCTACTCCGAAGAATCATTGCTGAGTACGCTCCTATAGAGTATGAGTACGTCCCTGATCGTGGTGAACCGCGAGCTCGGCAAGCCGACTACGCTATGGTAGAAGTAATTCCTGTCAGCGACCCCAATAGCAGCACGATGGCACAAAGAGTTGTGCAGTATCAAACCGTGTTGCAGATGTCACAGGCCACCCCTCAAATTTACGACCTACCCCAGCTTCACCGCCAGATGATTGAGGTTTTAGGCATTAAGAACGCCGATAAGCTTGTACCGATTAAGGACGACCTTAAGCCTTCTGATCCGGTCAGTGAGAACATGGCGGCTCTTGTTGGTAAACCAATGAAGGCGTTTATCTACCAAGACCACAAGGCTCACATTGCTACCCACGAAGCGTTTATGCAGGACCCTCAGATCATGGCGTTTATTGGGCAGAATCCTGCGGCACAGCAAATTATGTCTGCTCTAACAGCACATATAGCGGAGCACGTAGCGTTTCAATACCGCATAGAGATGGAAGAAAAACTTGGTGTGCCTCTACCTCCGCCAGATTCAGAGCTTAGCGAAGAGCAAGAAGTGCAGTTGGCAAGCTTGTTGGCAAAAGCAGGGCAACAGCTTACGCAGCAGAAACAGGCCGCCGCAGCGCAACAGCAAGCGGAGCAGAAAGCTCAAGACCCGATCATCCAGATGCAACAGCAAGAACTACAAATCAAGCAGGCGGAGCAACAGCGCAAGGCAGCTAAGGACGCAATGGACGGAGCAATAGCCCAAGAGCGATTAAACCTTGATGCACGTAAAGCGCAAAACAACGCCGGTATTGAAGCTAGTCGCATAGCGTCGCAAAACGAGCAGGCCCAAGCTAAGAACGATTTGGACGAGGCAAAAACTATTTTGGCTAGCTTGGATAAAAACAATAGAGGGGGTATGTAATATGAAAGGCGTTGATCATTTTAAAAAAGACGGAACTTTGTTTAGAGGTACTTCACACAGGATGCCTGATGGCACTGTGCACACCGGCAAAACCCACACTAAAAGTAGTATGCCGTTATTCCATTTAAAAGACTTGTCTGCTACGGCAAAAAAGAAAGCTAAGTAAGAGGTAGTAACTAATGGCTACAACCGTCTTTGACGTGCTGAATGAAAAAATAACAGAGCTTAAACGCTCTAGCGAAGATTTCCTGCAAACCGGTGGAGCTAAAGACTTTGCTGAGTATCGGGAGGTATGTGGCGCTATTCGAGGTCTAGACGCTGCATTAAGAGAAATAGGCGACCTTTCGCGTAACTATATGGATGACGACGATGACTGAAACAGTAACAGTTAGTGGGGTTGGCGCTAGCGCGTCTGTACCCCCAGTAATGACTGCGTTAGAGCAAAAGAGACAGAAGCGTATAGAAGTACAAGCTGTAGAAGAGGCAGAGCTAGAAGCCTCTATCCCTAAGCCTGTGGGCTACCGAGTCCTAATTGCTTTACCTAATGTTGACGAGACTTTTGGGGAAAGCGGGCTTATTAAAGCAGAATCTACCCGTCGAGAGGAGTATATCCTGTCTACTGTTGGGTCTGTACTTGATATGGGTGCAGAAGCCTATAGCGACAAAGAACGTTTTCCTACTGGGCCTTGGTGCAAAGTAGGCGACCATGTGATGTTCCGAGCCAACACCGGCACGCGTTTTAAGGTGAATGGGCAGGAGTTTCGCTTAATGAATGACGACTCTATTGAAGCCGTTGTAGACGATCCGCGAGCTGTTTCGCGCGCATAAGGAATAAACCATGCCCAGACAAAATGTAGAATTTGAATTTCCCAATCCCGATAAAGAAGAATCATCCCAAGAGGTTGAGATAGATATTGCCGAAGAAGCAGATGCGCCCCTAGAAGTAGAAGGTGCAGTCGGTCGGGAGGATGTGAAGTCCCCCAAAGACACTATTAAAGCGGGTGAGGTAGAAATTGAAGTAGAAGATGATACTCCGCTTGAAGATCGTGGGCGAAAGGCGTCTCCTCCTCCAGAAGAAGTTACTGATTCAGAGTTAAAAGACTATTCAGATGTAATTAAAAGACGAATTAGTAACTTAAGTAAAGGTATTCACGACGAGCGTAGGGCGAAAGAAGAAGCCTACCGCGAACGAGAAGCCCTTGAGTCTTATGCTAAAAATCTTGTGAACGAGAACAACAAGCTAAAGGGCACAGTTAACACCAACCACAACTCGCTCATTCAATCTGCTAAGAAACAAGTGCAGGGTGAAATGGCTATGGCCCAGAGCCAGTATAGAGACGCGTACGAGTCAGGCGAGTCGGAAAAGGTTATGGCAGCCCAGACTGCTCTAAACGCTGCACAGATACGCTTAGAGAAGGTTAACGGGCTAAAACCTAAAAAGATTGAGGCTTTACAACCCCAAGAAACTGCTGTACAACCTCAAGTAGAGCCACACCAACCCCGGAAACGGGACGCAAAAGCTGAATCATGGCGTGAAGAGAATTCATGGTTTGGGTCAGATGACGAAATGACGGCTTTTGCATTAGGGCTGCATAACAAGTTAACGAAAGAGGGGGTAGACCCCACAACTGATACTTACTACGAGAAAATTAACGCTCGTATGCAACAAGTATTTCCCGACCAGCTTGCTGGCGGGGCAGAAGTAACAAAGAGTACCCAAAGAAAATCTAGCAATGTGGTTGCACCCGCTACGCGGAGCACAGCGCCTACTAAAATTAGGCTAACTCAATCACAAGTAGCTATCGCAAAAAAACTGGGGGTACCTTTGGAAATATACGCCAAACAGGCTGCTGAATTAATGAGGAAACAATAATGACGAATAAGAGACTAGATAGAGAGCTCGAAAACCGAGAAACAACTACCCGTAAGAAGGCATGGAGTAGGCCAACAGTGTTGCCTGATCCTCTCCCTCGTGACGGCTACAGGTTTCACTGGGTTCGTGTAAGCACTATGGGTCAACCTGATTCTACTAACGTTTCTTCAAAATTACGTGAAGGTTGGGAGCCAGTACGCGCAGAAGACTACCCCGAGATATTTAGTGACGCCGTTGATGACGTGCGTTTCAAAGATAATGTCATCGTTGGTGGACTAATGCTGTGTAAAGCCCCCGAAGAACTCATTGCAGAACGTACTGCGTACTACGAGAATTTAACGGAGTCTCAAATGCGATCTGTGGACCAAGGTCTTATGCGTGAAAATGATCCTCGTATGCCCCTATTTAACGATAGGAAGACGAAGGTTACTTTCGGCAAAGGAAATTAACTTTATTTTAGGAGTTTAAAATGGCTTATCCAACAGTCAATGCTCCCTACGGTTTTCAACCAATTAATCGCGTAGATGGTACGCCCTATGCAGGTTCAACTCGGCTTATTCCTATAGCGAGCACCTACAATACGGCTATCTTTGCAGGTGATTTGGTTAACATCGTGGGAACGGGCACAATTGTGAAGTTCACTGGCACTACTACGGGTTCTCCCTGCGGTGTCTTTATGGGTGTTCAGTATGTCAATTCATTGGGTCAGTTTACACCGGCTCAGTTTTACCCCGGCACTAGCGTTACACAGGCTTTTGCTATCGTAGTTGACGACCCAATGGCAGCATTTAAAGTGGCTGTAACTACCGCTGCTAGTGCTATGTCTTCAGCGGGTAGTGCTGCTGTAGGCTCTAACATGTCTGTTTTACCCGGCACAGGTGACACCGCCACTGGAAACTCTGGTGCGTCAGTGTTAGCAGGGTCTGAAGCAAACACCGCAGGTCTAGTTGTGCGCGTTATTGCCACAATAGATGAAACTAAAACCGCTGCTGATTCTTTTGTGGAGATAGTCGTAAAGATTAATCTGCATCAGTACAACAACACAACTGGCGTATAAAGGAGATTAGCAAATGGCTATTTCAAGAGCGCAACTCCTTAAGGAGCTACTACCGGGTCTAAACGCCCTATTTGGTCTCGAATACGATAAGTATGGTGACGAGGCTGCCGACATCTTTGAAACCGAGTCTTCTGATCGGTCTTTCGAGGAAGAGACTAAGCTGTCAGGTTTCAGCGCCGCACCGGTTAAAGGTGAAGGTTCTGCAATCGAGTATGACAATGCGCAAGAAGCGTGGACTGCTCGTTACACTCACGAGACCGTCGCAATGGGCTTCTCGCTCACTGAGGAAGCAATCGAAGATAACCTCTACGATTCGCTCTCTTCACGTTATACAAAGGCACTAGCCCGCGCTATGGCGTAC